CTCGGCGCGCTCGCCGCCCAGCATGGCGCGCAGCCGCCGCGGCCCGATGACGACGTGCGCGGCCGGCGTCAGTATCGTGTGCGTGCCGGCCTCCGGCACGATCATGATGATCGCGGTCACGCGCTCGCCGCTGCCCTGCAGCGGTTCCCACCACACAGGCGCATAGCGCGCCCGCAGCAGCGGTCGACTCAAGACTGTCGAGTGGGTGATGTCCATAAGGAGTCGCTGGAAGGTTGGCCGATGCGCCATTGAAGCTGCTCGGCCAGCGCCGGCAGCCTCAGCTCGATGAGGCCCAATACTACCCCGCTCAGCTGCAACAGCCCCTCGATTCGTGTGTCGCCATGTTGCCACTTGCAGGCCCATTGTGCGAGCGCCTGCAGCCGCTTGGAAGCGCTGGCCAGCTTCTTCGGCAGCTCCATCATTCCATGGTCGTTCGGGCGGCGTCGAAGCATCTCGTGCGCCAGCAAGTTCGCCTTCGCGGTGAACGCTGCGGCCTCGCGCCTGGCGTCGACAATCAACGGCTGCTTCACGAACTCGCTCGCCGGCGGCAGGGCCAGATCGTGGTCGAACAGCCACCAGGCACTGCCATCGAACAGCAGGTTTTCGCTGTGGCGGTCGGCGTTGGCCACGAGCTCGTCCCAGACGGCGCCTTGTGTACCCGCGTTCGTGCCGCACACGCGCTGCCAGATCAGTTCCTCGGCCGCATCGTTGTCTTTCAACACCTCGGCCAGCAGCGCATCGGGCTTCTGGTAATGGCTGCCGACCAGCAACAGCCGTTCGCCCTTCACACGGTCGGGAAGCTCCGGCAGGTCCTCCCGCTCGGCCACCACCAGCCCCGGCAGCGGCACCGGCAACCGCAGCTCGCGCGCGGCCAAGCCGCAGGCGAGCTCCACCGCGAACGTGACCTGGTCCTCCACGAGCTTGACCACCATCGGCAGGGATTCACCGGCGATGCCTTCATGCACGACGCGCCCGCGCCATGCCGGGTTGCTGTGGTCGCCCTTCAGCTTCACGGCGGTGCCGGCCAAGTGATACAGAGGTGGCGGCAACGCGCGGCCGCCGTCGGTGCGATCGAGCGCAATGCTCAACGCGAGCTCCGCAGGGCGGCGAGAGTGTTCTCCAGGATCGCGATCTGATGCTCGTTCAGATCGGCGGCCAGAATCTCGGCGGCCAGCACGGCTTGTCGCTGACGGACCTCGCCAACTGGCTGGTTCCCAAGCCGTGCAAGTAGGCGAGCGTCCAAAAGATCGGGGATAGACACGCGGAAGGCGCGCGCAAGTGCCTCGACGGTGTCAAGCGTAGCTGCGACTTCACCTCGGCGGAGACGTCCAACGGTAGATGTCGGCACGCCAGAAGCCGCGAAGAGCAGTTTCTGAGAACCGATGCGCGGATGGCGCTCCATCAAGCCGTTCAGGTTTCTAGCCAGGACCTCCCGCACGTTCATGGGCCAATTTTGGCCCGCAGTCAAGGCCGTATGTGGCCTTGACGTGTAGGCCGTTTGTGGCCCATGATGCTTGCCAATCATGAACACCGACCTACTTTCGTTCGTGCTCGCGCGGCTGAAGACACGCGAGCCAGCGTGGACCGAAGTCGCGCGCGACAGCGGCGTGCCCTATGACACGCTCAAGAAGATCGCCACCGGCGTAACCGGCAATCCGGGGGTGCTGCACGTGCAACGGCTGGCCGAGTACTTCCAGGCCAGCGCGCCTGCCGTGGCGCCGGCGGGTGAGGCTCACGCGGACAAGGATGCCGCTACCCAGTCGGAAGGTCGTGCCGCGCCGCCGATCGAGCGGGCCGACCGCCCACACTCCGACGAACCACCCGAGCGTGACTCCGGCTGGGGCCAGCTCGGCGGCCTGCGCGAGACCGACCACACCGATCTGCCCACCCCCATCAACGGCAACGGCCCCGAGGCCCGCGAAGCCGTCGCCGCCATCAGCCTGCTCGAAGGCAATGCGCCGCGTCGCGAAGGGCAGGGCTGATGGCCACGTCAGTGAGTTGTGCCGTGTTCCTTCAGCGCGACCCAGCTGGCGAACTGGTTGCGAGCCTCGGCGTTGAGGTTCAGGCCGCGCTCGCTGCAGAACTGCCGGAAGGCGTCCGGTACCAGGTGCGCTCTGACCACGAGGTTGCCCTCTCGGCGGAACTTGCGTTCGCCCTGCTCGGCTGCGAGCCTCCATTCGGAGTAGGTCCGATGCAGCTTGTTCCCGTCTTCCATCATGGCCTTGATCTCGTCGAAGTGCTCGAGCGAGTACCAGACCATGCCGACCGCGCGAATCGGAAGTGTTTTCAAGGGAGCCCCCGTGAGTGAAGTTGCAGGTGTAGGAAGCCGCAGCGTAGCGCACGCGGGGCGCCCGCCCTCCAGTCCCAACGGTGTGCGCCAGCCGGCGCACATGAACGCCTCGGGCCTTCGGGTCCGGGGCGTTGTTTTGCATCGATCCAAACCAAGCTGACGCGGAATAGGCCGAGGTGATGTCCATGCCTCCAGCTTGCCCAGCGGCCAGTGAAAACCACCGACAACGGGAGATACAAAATGCCATCAGCAGTTGTCACTGATGCTCGCCGCCAGATGACGCTCGACCTCGACGGCTCGCTCATAAACCGCTACCGCTGCGTGCGCGACGTGGTGCTCCAGGGCGTCTACGCGCGAGGCCTCAAGACGGTGGCCGCCGACCTCGACCTGTCGCCGGGCAACCTGAGCGTCTCGCTGTCCGACGATCCGCACCGCAAGTTCAGCGTCGACGAGCTCGAGCGCTACATCCAGACCACCGGCGACAAGACGCCGATCCACTACCTGTGCGCCAAGTACCTCGGCGACGAAGCCGCCGCGCGCGACCAGGCGCTCGGCCAGGTCGCCGACCTGCTGCAGAACCTGCCCGCCATGCTGGCGGCCGCCGGCCTGCAGCAGCCTGCCAAGGCGCGGCGCTGACGTGTCCGCACTCGTCCCCGACCCGGAGCGTCCGGGCGAAGAAGACATGGCCAGCCGGCGCGAAGAGGAGTTTCGCGAGGCGGCGCTGCGCAACCACCAGCAGCGCGCGGCGTGCCGCCGCGCGAGCGAACCCGGCGTGTGCACGAACTGCGGCTCGGTCTGCCTGCCGCTCGCGGTGTATTGCGACGAAGACTGCCGCGCCGATCATGAAGCCCGCATGCGACGGGGCGCCGTCTGACGCATGGCCAATTCCCTTGACGATGTGGCCAGCCAGATGAAGCAGGTCGGCATCGATGTGCCGCCCAGCGTCGACCTGGCCAAGGCCTTCACGAAATACCTGCGATGGCGGCCGAGCTGCGAGAAGAAGCCGAAGAAGAGCGCCTGGGCGCGCCTGTTCGAATACAAGAGTCCGAAGACCGGGCGCGTCTACATCACCGGCGCCTACGGCCTGCGCGGCGACAGCTGGCAGGTCGAGGCGACCAGCCAGGACTGGTCGCCGGCGGAGCGCGCCGAATGGCTCGGGCAGCGCAAGGCCGCCGCCAGGCAAGCCGACGCCGAGCGCGAGAAGGAAGCCGAGACTGCGGCCGAGAAGGCGCGGCGCCTCTGGAAGTCGGGCCGCGAGGAAGGGCGCAGCGCCTACCTCGACCGCAAGAAGGTGCGCGCGTTCGGCCTGCGCTTCGGCTTCAACGCGATGCTGATGGTCCCGCTGCGCGATGTCGAAGGCACGCTGCACGGCCTGCAGTGGATCAGCCCGGACGGCAGCAAGCTGTTCGGCACCGGCGTGCGCAAGGAAGGGCGCTTTCACCTGATCGGCGAGCTCGCGGCGAACCAGCCGCTCGTGTTCGCCGAGGGCTACGCCACGGCGGCCAGCGTGCACATGGCCACCGGCTGGCCGGTGGTGGTCTGCTTCGACGCGGGCAACATCGAGCCGGTGGTCGCGCAGTGGCGCAAGCTCTACCCCAAGCAGGCGCTGCTGATCGCGGCCGACGACGATCGCTTCCTGCTGCAGCGCCTGTGCGATCGCCTGGCGAGGCACGGTGTGGCGGCCACGCCGGCCGAGCTCGCCCGGCTCGACCAGGAGCACGAATGGACGGTGCCCGGCGCGGCCGAGGGTGGCGGCGACCTGATGGTGCTACTGAAGGCCGGCTGGGCGAAGGATGCCGCGGGCGTGCCGTTCATCCAGGGCAGCATCACGATCAGCGGGCAGGCGACGCCGCTCGATCTCGGCGTCGACACCGAGGGCCGCCCGGTGTCGATGAGCATGCCGGCCAGCGCCGAGTCGCAGACCTTGAAGCTGGAGAACGCTGGCCGCGCGCGCGCGCTGTCATGCGCGAAGCGCGACAAGGCGCGCGTGTTTTTCCCGGTCTTCGCGGATGCCGCGAGCACCGGCACCGATTGGAACGACCTGCACGTCGCGGAAGGCCTGGACGTGTGCACAGGCCAGCTGCTGCGCGCGTTCGAGGCACCCGAACCTGAAAAAAACCGCGCGAGCGGAAGCCCGCAGGGCGGCGGCAAGAAGGGCGGCCCGCCTGCCGGCGATACCGACGACCCCGAGTACACCGACTTTCTCAGCCGCTACACCCTGGTCTACGGCACCACCACTGTGTGGGACGCCCATCCGAAGGTCCGCGACCTGATCCGCATCGAAAGCCTGAAGCTCGCCCATGGCCGCCTGGTCGACTGGTGGCTCGGGCACCCGACCCGCAACATGGTGCCGGCGAAGAACGTGGTCTTCGATCCACGTGGCAAGTGCCAGTTGCCCGAGTACGTGAACCTGTTCGATCGCATGCCGCTCGAGCCCGACCCGCACGCGAGCTGCAAGCTGATCGTCGCGCACCTGTACATGCTGTGCCACGAGAACGATGCGCTGTTCCACTGGGTCGCGAGCTGGCTGGCGCTGCCGCTGCAGCAGCCCGGCACCAAGATGCTGACTGCGCTGGTCCTGCATGGTCGCACCGAGGGCACGGGCAAGAGCCTGATGATGACGGTGATGCGCCGCATCTACGGCGCCTATGCACGCACGATCACCCAGTCGCAGCTGCAGACCGACTTCAACGGCTGGATGAGCGGGCTGCTGTTCTGCGTGGCCGAAGAGGTGGTCAGCCGCCAGGACCGCGCGCACCACCAGGGCATCCTGCAGGACCTGATCACCGGCGACACGGTGAACATCAACGAGAAGAACATGCCTCTGCGGGTGGAAGAGAACTTCACCAACTTCGTCTTCCAGAGCAACAGCCAGATCCCGATGCTGTTGAACAAGACCGATCGGCGCCACACGGTGATCAAGGTCGAGCGCGAGCACCCGCCGGAGTACTTCGACGCCATCCTCGCCGAGATGGCCGCCGGCGGCGTCGAGGCGTTCTACCACTGGCTGCTGCACTACGACCTGCAGGGCTTCAACAAGCGCACCCGGCCCTTCGAGAACAAGGACCGCATGCACCTGATCACGCTCGGCATGCAGCCGGATCAGCGCTTCTTTTCGTACTGGCAATCGGGCCTGGCCGGCGTTCCGTTCGTCACCTGCCCGGCGTCCGACCTGTACACCGCGTTCAAGGCGTGGTGCAAGCTCAACGGCGAGAAGTTCGTCCCCAACACCACCGCGTTCGGCCGCACGGTCACCGACGAGCTCGAGCGGCTCGGTGCACCGGAAAAGAAGAAGGTGCGCTACTGGGCCTACAGCGAGAAGGTGATGGTCGAAGGCGACTGGAACGAGGAGCAGGTGCAGCAGCAAGCCGTCGTGTACTTCGTGCAGGCCGCCATCGAGCGCCGTGGACTCGGCGGCGACGCGCCCGAGGGGGAGGCCCAGGTGCCCCCGCCCGAGGCCTTGGAAGACGCCACGCAGCCCGACGCCAGGGATGCGCGCATCAAGCTCTTTCAGGCGGCGTTGCACGCGTTGATCGGCTCGGCCCGGAGGGCGCTATGACGCGGGGTTGGGAACAGTGGGATTTAAAAACAGGGGGTACCCTTCCCACGCAAACCCGCGCCGCCATTGGGCTGCAGCGTTTTGGGAAGAGTGGGCGCAGTTTCAAACGCCTCCATAGCGCGTGTGTGCGTGTGTGCGCGAGGCGGAATGCACGGCCAATGAATTCATGGCGCCTCGCGTATGGAGCTGCTCATAACTGTTCCCACTCTTCCCAAAGAGCGGAGAGCTATAGCCGGTGCGGCTTGGCGTGGGAAGGGTACCCCCTGTTTTTAAATCCCACTGTTCCCACGCAACGCGAAGGCGGCCCTCGATGAAGTTCTCCGCCCAGTCCAACATCGCCAAGATCCGGCGCGAGCTGGCTAGCGACCTCAGGCAGGAGCGCTATGCGGCGATGCGCGCGCTCAACGAGACGGCCTTCGGCGCGCGCAAGTTGCTGCGCACCAAGATGACCGAGGTCTTCGACCGCGTCACGCCCTACGTGCTCAACAGCGTGCTCGTGCGCCAGGCCACGCGCGACAACCTGGCCGCCGAGGTCTACATCGACTTCTGGGGCCGCGGCAAGGGCGTGCAGCCCGAGAAGATCCTGATGGCCGAGGTCTTCGGTGGCCAGCGGCGCAACAAGCGCGCCGAGCTGGCCCTGCAGCGTGTGGGTCTCATGCCCAAGGGTTGGCTCATGGTGCCCGCGAATGCACCGGAGGATGGTTACGGCAACGTGCCAGGCTCGTTCATCGTGCGCCTGCTCAGCTACTTCGCTGCCTTCAGCGAGCAGGGCTACCGCGCGAATGCGACAGCGCGCAAGAAGGCGAAGCTGGCCAACCGTGGCGTCACTGCTAATGGCTTCAGCACGACACAAGGCGTCGAGTACTTCGTCAGCCACGGCAAGGGCGAGCGGATAGGGCGCGGCTCAGCGAAGCACGGGCGGGAGCAGCACTTGCCCGCCGGCATCTGGCAGCGCACCGGAATCCACGGCTCCAAGCTGACCCCGGTCTTCCTCTTCGTGCGCGGCGCCAGCTACGCCACCCGCCTGCGCTTCTTCGACATCGTCCAGAACTTCGCCGCCGGCTACTTCCCCCGCGCCCTCGACGCGGCCAGAGCCGCAGCCCGGAGCACCGCCCGATGAGCACCCCCCCCCTCGCGGGTCCTCCCCAGCACTCCACCGCACGGGTAATTCGAACCCCGATGCGGCGCTAGTCATGGGTACCTTCTAAGGGGGTTGTACCGTGGACGAGCGCACCATCGACCCGGCCGAAGGCGATCGCCTCGCTCGTGCGCTTACGCAAGAGCAGTTCGGCGACCTGGTCGGCATCAGCCAACAGGCCGTCAGCGACCTGATGCAGCGTGGCGTGATCGCCGCCGGCGAGGTCGCGAGCGTCTGGTTGCGCGCGTATTGCGACCATCTTCGGGAGATGGCGGCTGGTAGAGACCCGAATGGCCAACTCGCCACCGAGCGCACTCGCCTGGCGCGCGAGCAGGCCGATCGAGTCGCAATGAACAACGCCGTCGAGCGCAAGCAGTTCGCGCCGATCGAGCTGCTCGAAGATGCGCTGGCCAGCATCTCGCGCCAGGTGGCGACCAAGCTCGATGCGATCGTGCCGCAGCTGCGCCGGCGGCACCCCGAGCTCAGCGGCGAGGTGCTGCGGTCCATCGCCGACTCGATCGCGCAGGCGCGGCAAGTGGCCGCCGACAGCACGCTGCAAAGCGCGACGGCCGATGACATCAACGACGATGTCGACGAACCGCCCGAGGTCGTCGCCTGATGGGCAAGGCAGAGATTCCCCGGCTGCTCGAGGTGGATGATCCCGAGATCCTGTCGGATCAGCAGGCCGAGCTCGAGCGCGTCGTTCGTCGCGGCCTGCAACCGCTGCGTGTGCCGCGGCCGGCCCGGTTGTCCGTCTGGGCCGAGCAGAACTTCTACCTGTCCGGCGAGAGCAGCTATGTCGAGGGCCGCTGGCGCTGCTGGCCGGTGCAGCGCTCGCTGATGGACTGCATCGGCAATGACGACATCGAGATCATCGACTGGATGAAGTCCAAGCGAGTCGGTTACACCAAGATCCTGCTCGCCGCGCTCGCCTACAACGCAGAGCACAAGCGGCGCAACCAGCTGCTCTATCAGCCGACCGACGACGACCGCGACGAGTTCGTCACCACCGAGCTCGAGCCGATGCTGCGTGACGTCGCCGCGGTGCGGCGCGTGTTCCCGAAGTTCAATCGCAAGAGCAAGGACAACACGCTGCGGACAAAGAAGTTCCTCACCGGCCTGCTGCACCTGCGTGGCGGCAAGGCTGCGAAGAACTACCGCCGCCTGACCGTCGACTGCGTGTTCTACGACGAGCTCGACGCGTTCGACCGAGACGTCGAGAAAGAAGGCACGGCCACCAAGCTCGGCGACGGCCGCCTCGAGGGCGCCACCTTTCCGAAATCCGTGCGCGGCACGACGCCGAAGAAGAAGAACCACTCGAACATCGAGGACTGCGTGGCCGAGGCGGATCTGCGCTTTCGCTGCCACGTGCCATGCAAGCATTGCGACGAGTTCATCCCGATCGAGTGGGGCGGCAAGAAGGTCCGACACGGCATGAAGTGGAAGCACGGTGAGCCCGACACCGTGCACCATGTTTGCCGCGAGTGCGGCGCATCGATGACGCAGGCGGAGTACTTCCAGGTCTGGGAGCGCTGCCGGTGGGTTGCCGAGGATGGCAGCTGGATCGATGACGAATGCCGTCGCCGGTCGCGCGACGGGTCCGTGCTGCCATGGCCACGTCACATTGCCTTCCACATCTGGGCCGGCTACAGCCCGCAGGCCACGTGGCCCGGCATCGTGCGCGAATTCCTCAGCGCCAACGAAAAGGCGCAGCGCGGCGACACCAGCGAGCTGAAGACTTTCATCAACACCGTGCTCGGCGAGACCTACGAGGAGCGCTCCGAAGCGGCCGACGAGCACGAGCTGATGAAGCGCGCGCGAACCGAGACCTACAAGCTGCGCACCGTGCCGACGGGCTGCCTGCTGCTCACCGCCGGCGTCGACGTGCAGGACAACCGCTTCGAGATCGGCGTGTGGGGCTGGGGCCGGCATGAAGAGTCATGGGTAGTCGAACAGGAAGTGCTCAGCGCCAATCCCGCTGACGAACGCGACTGGGCCAAGCTCGACGCCTACCTGCAGAGCCGCTTCCGCCAGCAGTGGCATGGCGGCCTGATGGGCATCGAAGCCGTCGCGATCGACACCGGTGGCCATTTCACGCACCAGGTCTACAACTTCGTGCGCCAGCGCGAGCACCGTCGCGTTTTCGGCGTGCGTGGCAGCAACCGCTACGGCGGCCCGATCAAGGGTACGGCCCACCGGCAAGACGTGAACTGGCGCGGCCAGGTCCTCCGCGCCGGCGTCAAGGTGTGGGAGGTCGGCACCGACACCGCCAAGGACCTGATCCACGGGCGCCTACGCGTCATGCAGCCAGGTCCGGGCTACATCCATTTCAGCCCCGACCTCCCGCACGAGTTCTTCGAGCAGTTCACCGCCGAGGGCCGCGTGCTGCAGAAAACCTCGCGTGGCGAAGAGTACCGATGGGTCAAGCGCCGCCAGCGCAACGAGACGCTCGACACGGCCGTCTATGCCATCTTCGCGGCGCATGCGATCGACGTGCACCGCTACACCGATCGCATGTGGCAGAAGATCGAGGACGCGGTGCAGCCGCCGCCGGATCTGTTTGCGCCCCAGCTCATCGACGTCGAGTCGACCCCGGCCGCCGCTGTGCACGTGTCTGCACAAAAGCCGGCTGAACAGATCGTCCCGCGCGCGTCACCGAGCGACCCGCGCGCGGGCTTCACACGCCAGTGGTGACACCATGCCAGACGCCCCCAAGAATCCAGGCGCCCGCGGCCATGTGCTATCGGAGCGCTTCGCCGATCCCGACCTGGTCGACGCGATCTTCGAATACCTGCTGCGCGAGTTTCCCCAGATCGCCGGCATGAACGTCGAGCAGCTCAAGCAGCAGACGCGCGAAGAGTTCGGCGGCGACAAGGTCTATGTCCGCACCGGTGCAGCGCGCCAGGCCGCGGCCGATCGCAAGCGAGTCGTCGCCAAAGTCCTGGCCCTGTTCAACGGCCGCAACGCGAGTGAGGTGGCGCGCCAGCTGCGCATCAGCAGGGCCACGGTGTACCGCATCCTCAAGCAGCCAGGAACGGCCTGAGCGAAAACCGTCTCACCCGTTCCCGTGACGTGAGACAAGCGCGGCGCTAGCGTGGCGCCCCATGGCCCTGACCCAGACCGATCTCGACGCCCTCGACCGCGCCATCGCTTCCAGCGAGCTCGAGGTCGAGTTCTCCGATGGCCAGCGCGTGCGCTACAAGTCCACCGACGATCTGCTGAAGGCCCGGGCTCACGTGGCTAGCGTCGTCGCCAGCAGCGGCAGCACCCCGTCGCGCAGCGCATTCCGCTTCGGCTTCACCACCTACCGAGGCGACTGACCATGGCCGATCGTGTATACGTCAACCCCGTCGATCGAGTCATCGGCTGGTTCAGCCCGCGCCGGGAGCTTGCGCGCTTCTACGACCGGCAGAGCCTGAAGCGTGCGTACGAAGCCGCGTCCCCCCGTGACCCGTGGAAGCCCCGGCGCGCAGGCGCCAGTGCCAACGCTGACCATATCGCCGACGCGAGCACGATGCGCTCGAAGGCACGCTCGCTCGTGCAGAACGTGCCGTACATGCGAGCCGGCATCGATGCCCTCGTCGCCAACGTCGTCGGCACCGGCATCATGCCGCGCGCCACCGGCCAGCAGGCCGATGTGCTCAACACGCTGTTCAAGCAATGGTGCAAGGTCGCCGATGCCGATGGCCGGCTCGACTACTACGGCCTGCAGGCCGCCGCCTATCACGCCATGGAGCAGGATGGCGAGGTCCTCATTCGCCTGCGTGCACGCCGGCCCACCGATGGACTGCCCGTGCCGCTGCAGCTGCAGCTGCTCGAGATCGACTGGCTCGATTCCACGCGCACGGGCATCGTCAGCGGCAACACGGTCGTCAACGGCATCGAGTACGACGTGCTCGGGCGCGTCATCGCGTATTGGCTGTGGGATCAGCACCCCGGCGACGTGACCATCACCCGCGGAAGCCGCACGCAAAGCACGCGTGTCGACGCCGCGAACATCATCCATCTGTTCAGCCCGGAACGTCCGGGCCAGGGCCGCGGCTTCACCCGCCTGGCGCCGGTGATCAACACGGCGCGCGACCTGCAGCTGCTCATGGACGCCGAGCTCGCCCGCAAGAACCTCGAGAGCCGCATGAGCGTCCTCGCGAGCGGCGATGTCGCGTCGCTGGCCAACCCCGCAACTCCGAGCGCGATCGCCGACCCTGACGCGGCGCGTCGCAACGGCGATCTGGGGCAGTTGGGCAGCGGCAACATCATCCAGCTCCCGGCCGGCATGAACGTCACGCACGTCAAGCCCGAGGCGCTGCCCGGGTATGTCGAAACGGTGAAGCTGTACCTGCACCTCGTCGCCGTGGGCATGGGCGTCACTTACGAAATGCTCACCGGCGACGTGAGTGAAACCAACTTCAGCAGCGCGCGAGTGAACGTCTCCAACTTCCGGCGTGGCGCCGAGCGCACGCAGTGGTTGACGCTCGTGCCGCAGATGTGCGACCGGATCTGGCGGGCGTTCGTCGATGCCGCCGAGCTGGCGGGCAAGATCCGTCGCGCCGACTACACCGCCGAGCACAGCACGCCGCGCTGGGACTACGTCAATCCAGAGCAGGACGTGAAGTCCGACCTGGCTCTCATCAGCGGCGGGCTGCTCACGCCGAGCGAAGCGCTGCGGCGTCGGGGCTACAACCCGGACGACGTGACGGCCGAGCTGCACGCCGACATGGAGCGCTGGAATGCCCTCAAGGTCGGCGAAGTCTCGCTGCTCGACATCCTGCTGCTGCTTCAGAAGGCGCAGACCGCCGCCGCACTGTCTGCACCGGCGCCGACTCCAGCGCCAGCCGCAAAATAGTCTCACCTATTCCCGTGACGTGAGACAGCGCGCGCGGCATTGTCCGACCCCATGACACGCCCCGCCGCCGAAACCACCCGCGACATCCCCGTGCAGCAGCGCGAGGCCACGCTGGTTCCGGCTAGCTTCAACGAAGCCGACAACAGCGTCGATGTCGTGTGGACCACCGGCATTCGCCGCCGCGCCTACGACTGGTGGACCGACACGGTCTACGAAGAAGAGCTCGTGGTGACCAGCGACGCCGTCGACATGACGCGCTTCGAGGCCGGCACCGTGCAGGTGCTCGACGGCCACAACGTCTATGGCGGCGTGCGCTCCATCCTCGGCATTGCACGACGCGGCGAGATCACCCAGGGCGAAGGTCGCGCCAACCTGAAGCTCAGTGTTCGCGACGAGCTCAAGGGCATCGTTGCCGACATCAGGGCCGGAATCATCCGCGCCATCAGCTTTGGCTACAGCGTCCAGAAGTACGAAATCACCCGCGCGCAGGACCGCACCGACGGCGTGAACCTGCCGCTGTACCGCGCCGTTCGTTGGACGCCGCAGGAAATCAGCTTCGTCAGCGTGCCGGCCGACCCGAATGCCGGCACGCGCAACACAGATCCCCAGCAGCAGCGCGCCCAGGGCGGGCTGCCGTGCGAGTTTTTCACCCGGGCGGTCGCCCAACCCACGCAACAGGAGCAAACCATGACCGAAGCCGAACGCGCCGCTGCCGAACAGCAGCGCCAGGCCGATGAGGCCGCCCGCGCCGAACAGCAACGCCAGGCGCAGGCGCAAGCACAGGAGCAGGCCCGCGCCGCCGAACAGCAGCGCAGCGCCGACATCACCGAGGTGTGCACGCGTCACGGCGTCGCGCAGCTCGCGGCCGGCTTGATCCGTGCCAACAGTACCGTCGACCAGGCGCGCACCGCCGTGCTCGAGGAGCTCGCTCGACGCGACGCCGCGGCTGGTGGCCACCGCAACACGGTCGTGCAGACCCTCACCGACGAAGTCGAGACGCGCAGCGCCGGCATTCAGGAGGCGATTCTGAATCGCGTCGATGCGCGGGCGCCGATCACCGACAACGGTCGCCAGTTCCGCGGCATGAGCCTGCTCGAGATCAGCCGCGAGTTCCTCGAAATGCGCGGCGTCAACACCCGCGGCATGGATCGCCTCACTCTGGCACAGCGCGCGCTGCACTTCCGCTCGG